GGCTGCACAGCCTACGACAACAAAGGAAGAGGAATAAAACATGGCAATTTATTTGAATAATAATGTTGGCGTAAAACTTGCAACCGCAGCTGCGCCAACCGTTCCATCCATCGACATTTCATCGTATGTCACAGCCGTCACATTGACGCAAACAGTAGATGAAATCGAAGTCACAACTATGAGTGATCAGGCGCACAAGGTAGCGGCCGGACTTCAAAGCGCCACACTGACGCTTGACTTTATGAATGATTGGGCATCGTCACAGGTGATGCAAACATTAAGTGCAGCATTTGGCACAACACTTGCAGTCTCAATGATTACCGTAAAGGGTACAGCAGTTACAGCAGCAAATCCTACCTATCAATTCTCCATCTTTGTCAATAATTTGACACCAGTTGGTTCAGGCGGCGTTGCTGATTATGCAACATCATCTTTATCGTTCACAGTTAATACAACCGTTGTTGTTTCACCAACCGTAGCATTCTAAGGAGTAAGACATGGCACGCTTGAAAATCACCAGGGCCTCTGGGGAAGTGATTGTACAAATCACTCCAGTGGTTGAATATGCGTTCGAGAAGTACACGGGCAAAGGCATACATAAGCAATTTCGTGACGAAGAGAAACAGTCGGACATCTACTGGCTTTGTCATAACGCTTTACAACGCATTGAAGTCATCCCACCATTCGGGGAAGAGTTTTTGCAAACTCTCATTTCCGTTGAAGTAATGGATGACGAGCCTGTAAAAAAATAGAACGGGGCAGTTTCACTTATCTAGTGGCCTCACTAGCGGTGGAACTCAAGATTAGCCCTACGCAAGTCTTGGAGATGGATGAAAGAATGTTCAAAGCAGTTTTGCAAGTTTTAGCCGATAGAGCAAAGGAGCGAGCCAATGCCAGCAGTCGTGCAAGGACTCGTCGAAACTAAAAGAGCGTTAAGAGAATTTGCACCTGATCTTAAGCGTGCACTCGATCGTGAAGCCCGTTCATTTTTGGGTGCTATGGTCAGAGATGCAAAGGGTTTTGTGCCTGCCAATTCACCTTTATCAGGATGGCAAATCCATTCCAAAGGGCGTGCAATTTCTGCTGAAACATCGGTATTTGGTACAAGGTCATTCCCATTGTTTCAATCAGCTGAAGTAAAGGCAGGATTGACTTACAAAGTTGGTGGAATGAAAACGACTCGCACGGGTTTTCGTGCGGAATATGCATTGTTAAATAAATCAGCTGCCGGTGCAATTTATGAAACTGCAGGTAGAATCAATCCAGGAACTTCAGGAATGAAGGGATTACCCTGGGTGGGACCTAGTGCATCACCTACAAATAAAAAAGTTTCACATTCACGCAATCCAAAGGCCGGTCAACAATTTATCGATGCCATTGATAATCAAGATAATTACCGAAAAATTCGTGGTCGCCATGATGGACGACTTGCCTATCGTGCGGTTGAAAAAGACAATGGCAAGGCCATTCGTGGAATTACTGATGCAGTTACAAATGCCGCAGCAAAACTTCAAACTAGACTAGATGCACGCAAAGCATTTGGTGGCCAGCTATGACTGTCAGAATTCCCATAATTTCGACTTTTAATGCTAAAGGCATTAAGGATGCAACAAAACAATTTAACAAGTTAGGTCATTCGGTCAATGGTGCGCTCAAGATTGCAGCCGTTGAAGAATTTGCTCGTAGATCAATCAAGGCGTTTGCCGAAAATCAAAAAGGCGTGGCACTTTTAACTAACACGCTCAAGAATTTAGGCCAGGAATTCATGGCTGTTGGCGTTGTCAAGTTTATTGACGATTTGACATTAGCAACAGGCAAAACTAAAGAAGAACTAATTCCGGCATTTCAGGGATTGTTTATTGCAACGGGTAGCGTAACAAAGGCGCAAGAAGCCCTAAAATTAGCAATGGATGTTAGCGCGGGCACTACTAAAGATTTGAATACGGTCCAAATTGCATTGTCTAAGGCATACCTGGGAAATACAACTTCACTGACACGCTTGGGTGCTGGACTATCTAAGACCCTGCTTAAAACAGGCGATATGGAAAAGATTACGGCGCAACTAGCGGCCACATTCAAAGGGAATGCATCAATTGCCGCAGATACATTTAGCGGCAAAATGGATCGATTGAAGGCATCGATAAATGATGCGCAAGAAATTATCGGCGGAGCAATGGTCAATTCATTGGCTAAGTTTGCTGGCAGTAATGGCGTGGGCGGTACACAAAAAGCCGTCAAAGGGTTAGGCGATGAGATTGGATACATTGTCACGGGTATCGGTGACATGGCCGCGGCAATTAAACCATTGTTGCCATTGCTCACGGCGGTTGGTTTGGCCATGCTTGCAATCAGTAATCCTTTCACAGCCGGTGCAATCGGTGTTGCTTTGGTTGCCGGTGAAGCCGCTAAAATAAAAGACCGCAACTATTATGCAGCCAAAAAAACGGTATCGTACGGTGGCGGTCGTGGGGCTGGCGGCTATACAACTGGCTTGGGATACACGCGCACACCTATGCAAAGCCCAGGAGATCGAGCAAAGATTGACGCTGGAAATGCAAAACTTGCCAAAGCCAAAAAAGATGAATTGGCTATATTACAGGCCAAAAACAAACTGACAATGGCTGAAGCCCAAGCCAAATTAGATCAAGCCAAACTAGATGACTTGAAGAAAAAGTTTGATTTGGAACGAATTGGCATCGCTGCCGGTATAGCCCAAAAAGAGGATGAACTCTCAAAGACTAAAGATGCCGCAGGTAGAGCCAGTCTTACAGTTGAGTTGGATCGACTCAAGTTACAGCAAGCCTTATTGGATGAAAATGCCAAGTTGGCGACTCAGGCAGCCGATGCACTGAAAAAGGCCGAAGACGATAAACTTAAAAATGAAATAGCAGCGGCAGATGCCCTGGCTAAGTTAGCCCTAAATTCAGGTCTGGCACAAGTGGCACTTGGAAAACTTGCTGGAGTCTCGACAATTGGAAATTATGGTTCATCAGGTTTCCCAGGCTCGGATGCTGATCTAGCCGCAAAGGCCGCAGCGGCGGCTAAGGCCGCAGCAGATGCGGCGGCATTGACAGCAGGAAATAATGCAGCAGCAGTATTAGCAGCGGCCCAAGCCAAAGCCGCAGCAGATGCAGCGGCAGCACTAGGAAAATCACAAGCGGAAATTGATGCACTCACCAAAGCCGCAGCAGATGCAGCGGCAGCCCTGGCAACTCTAACGGCGAAAAATGCAGCAGATAAAGCAGCACTTGAAAAAGCCGCTGCGGAAGCCGCTGCCAAAGCAATAGCAGATGCAGGTGGAACAGGCGCTGGAGCAGGCGCTGGAGCAGGCGCTGCAACGGGAACAGGGACTGGAACAGGGACTGGAACAGGCGCTGGTGATAATTCACTCAAACCCGGAGATTTTGGCACCCCTAGTTATGACCCAATTCCCCAAACTTCTTTTCCGGTATTCGACATCGCTGCATTAGGTGCGTTCATTGAAGCAGCAAATAATTTTGCCAATAAAAAAGATGCAGGTGTTGAGATTACAATCAATGACAATACCAGCGGCCTCATTGCAGTCGTTGCCGATGCCGTACTGACCAACAATCGCTATGGCAACTCCCTAGTGCCAACAGGAACGATTGCCGGATGACACTTCCAATCATTAACGCATTCATAAATTTTAGCACTGGGCCATCATTTGCTCAGGCCATGATTTTGGATCAAGGCATGTTAGACACAAACATCCTTGCTGACTCAACTTCCATCATTGTTGATGTTTCAGATGTGGTCAATAAAATTGAAACAAGACGAGGTCGTAGTGCTCAAACTAATCAATTTCAAACTGGCACACTTACGCTGGTCATTGTTGATGTCAACGGGGATTTTAATCCCCAAAACACAGCCGGGCCTTTTCACAATCTTTTGACTCCTATGCGTAAAGTGCAGATAACTGCCACTTATGGATCAGTGACCTATCCTGTCTTTTCAGGATTCATCACAAGTTATTCCACGAGTATTCCGCAACAGGGCACAGGCGATGTTGCACTGACAACGATTCAAGCCGTTGATGCATTTAGACTTGCACAGAATGCACAAATTGCAACCGTCGCTGGAACCAGTGCTGGACAGCTGACAGGTGCTCGCGTTAATAATTTGTTGGACGCTATTTCATGGCCAGCAAGTCAACGCGATGTGGATGCCGGGCTGACAACTTGCCAAGTTGATCCGGGTAGTCAACGCACTGCATTGACGGCATTGCAGACCGTCGAGACCACAGAATTTGGTGCATTATATGTGGACGCCTCTGGCAGTTTCGTTTTTCAAGATAGGTCTGTCACGGCCTCTAGTGTTACCGGAACAAGTGTGGATTTTAACGATGATGGCACTGGCATTGCATACTTCAACGCTGTGTGGGTAACAAATGATTTGCTGGTCTCTAACCAAGCCAACATTACTGCCACTGGCCTAGCAGTTCAAACTGCATCTAACCAAGCAAGCATTGATAAGTATTTCTTGCATTCATATAATCAGCAAAACTTGCTTATGCAAACAACGGCAGAAGCCTTGGATTATGCCCAATCCTATGTTGCATCCAATGCTGAAACAAGTGTGCGATGCGATGCCATCGAATTAGACCTTTACACGCCAAATTACAACACTGGCATCATCGCTGCGTTGGACTTGGATTACTTTGATCCTGTAACAATTACGACAAAACAGCCGGGTTCAACAACTCTGACTAAACGGTTGCAAGTCTTTGGCAAAGGCATGGCAATTACACCTAATTCATGGCGTGTGGTCATGACGACACTTGAGCCCATCATTGATGGGTTCATCCTTGATTCAACAATCAGTGGCATACTTGATACCAGTGTGCTGAGTTACTAAGGAGACAATAATGGCTAAGCAGACCTTTACAACCGGGCAGGTGTTAACAGCTGCGCAAATGACCAGCTTGCAACAGACGGCGATGGGCGGTGGATCAACAACGGCTAAAACCACCTCTTATGTCCTAGTGGCTGCCGATGCTGGCACAGTTGTACAAATGAACGCGGCTGGTGCTACGACTATCACCGTCAACACGGCGCTATTTAGTGCAGGCGACACAGTACAGATTCAGAATGTAGGAGCTGGGGTTTGCACAATTACGGCAGGCACGGCAACAGTTAGTACTAGTGCAACGCTTGCCCTTAAACAATACGATGCTGGCACGCTGTACTTTAATACGACAAGCGCGGCGATATTCTTTGCAGTAGATGCCGCCGATTCACCGTTAACCACAAAGGGAGACCTATACACCTACTCGACAGTCAATGACCGTCTAGCAGTAGGCACAAATGCTCAAGTCCTTACGGCAGATTCAACTGCTGCAACTGGACTCAAGTGGGCTACTCCTGCAAGTAGCTCTATGACTTTACTCAGTACGACGACGCTTAGTAGTACCAGCACCACAATTTCAGGCATAAGCGCCGCGTATCAGGATTTACTAATTTTGGTTTATGGTAAAACTAACTCAGGGGCTAACGGCTCTTTCTACTTAAAACCTAATGACGGCGCGGTAACTTTAGTAGAGTTAAACACTAATACCAGCGTTATTAGTTATACGGCAGACCCACTTTATTTACGCAACGATACCTACGGGGTAGATGCTACAAGTGCAGTTAATTCATACCAGATACTTATTAGAAATTATGCTAATACAGTTGCATATAAGCCTTTTACAGCCTCGGGCGCATATACAAGCGATAGGCCAGGCATAGACCCCTGGTTTTCTAACGGCGCGGTAAAAACAAACTCTGCTATATCTAGTCTAGTTTTCTACATTACAGGCGGCGGTAGTTTTACCGCCGGAACCGTAAAAGTTTATGGGGTAAATTAAAATGGCGAATCCGATGGTAACGATACATAATACGGAAACCGGCGTAATCGTAGAACGCGAAATGACGGCGCAAGAGTTCGCTGCTTATACGGCAGAGGAAAACGCGGAGGCGGCTAGAGTTGTCGCAACAGAAAAAGAGGCAGCGGCGTTAAAAACGGCAACGGCTAAACTAGCTGCGTTAGGACTAACAGCGGCAGACCTTCAAGCCCTAGGCCTGTAATGCTTACAAGTTACAACGGCTGGCCAGCCAGTAAAGAGCCTGCAGAGATTGGCATAAAGTCTTACGCCGTGCCTGGCACTACGCTAAAACTAAAGTGCGCTGAAAAGGTAGCACCGTTACTTATTGGTTTTGCAGCTGAGTTTCACGAGCTGATTGAACCGTTAGATGAAGGTGGACTTGATGATTGGGGTTATTGCTACAGAATGGTCAGGGGCACTACAGACAAACTTTCCAATCATTCTTCCGGTACTGCCATCGATCTGAATGCGAGCCAACATCCGCTGGGTCAAATTGGTACATTTGATGCAGGCAAAGTGCCAATGATCCGTGCGTTGGCTCATAAATATGGTTTGACTTGGGGCGGTGATTACCGAGCACGCAAAGATGAAATGCACTTCGAGATAAGCATTGATGCAACCAAAGCGGCTGCATTGATTAAGAAAATACAAGGAGAACACAAATGAACTCACAACTCAAAGCGGCGGCCTTGTCGTATCTTCGTGCAGCGTTGGCATCATGTGCCGCGCTTTA